GGCCCGTTCCGTTTATCGTCAATCTGGGACAGATAAGCCACCTGATTGACGGCTACATCACGACGAACGGTGCACTGTGTATCGTCGGCAACGAGAAGTTCGGCTGTCATAATCTGCGGAAGGACGATGCCGAAAGAGTGCTCGAAGGCTGCAGGAAGTTTGGCCGTGCATGCGTGGTAGTGGGCACCGAACACATTGCGGTGTTCCAGCGTTCGCCCGAAGTGGATGAGCAGTTCGGCACGAATCTCGGGCTGAAAAACTTCCCGTTTGCCGGTCTGGAGGCCGTGCTGCGCGAGCCTCTGTTGCAGGTAAGTCCGTTCTTCACGCCGGAAGAGGAGGCACAAGTCGTGCCACAGCTACGGGAATGCATCAGTGCACGGTGGTCGAATTTCTTTACAGATATAACCCATACCGGCGCCGACAAGGGCCGTGGACTGCTTACGCTCTGCGCCCATGAGGGCCTGGACGTGAGCGAGACCATCGCCTTTGGTGACGGTGGCAACGATATTTCCATCCTCCGTCGGGCAGGAACGGGTGTAGCTATGGGCAACGCGAAGGACAACGTCAAGGCTGTGGCCGACTATGTAACGACGAGCGTTGACAACGACGGCATAAGCCGCGCGCTGGCCCAACTGTGCGGGCTGTAGGCGACGGCGCAAAAGAAATGGCGTTTGAAGTAAATGCGTTTCAGGATTAATCATTATCTTTGCGCCGGTTTTCGTCAGGGGGAACAAGCTTAACGCACTAAAAACATGAGCCAGAAGAAGAGTTTATTGATCACCGAAATAAGAGATTACATCATGATTGGCATAGCCATGATAAGCTATGGCATAGGGTGGAATATCTTCCTGCTGCCGAACAGCATTGCCACCGGCGGTGTTCCGGGTGTGGCTTCTGTCATATTTTGGGGGCTGCATGTGCCGGTACAGGTGTCTTACTTCGTCATCAATGCCGTTCTCTTGCTGTTTGCTTTAAAGATACTGGGCTTTAAATTCTGTATCAAAATCAAAGTTTCAGCTTTTGGAATAGTATTCTTTTCCAAAATCCGCATCATTCCACTAATGGATAAATTCAAATCTTTTGCAATATGTGCAGGCTTCGCTCCGTCCCATAAAAACAGCAGCCGTTCTTTAAAATTTTCCATAGCAAACTCTTTTGTTAAGTAAAAAAGCGACTAAACAAGAGACTAACCAAAAAATGGAACTTTTTTGTTTAGTTAAATTCTCAAAAGAAACAAATATTTGAGAATTTTCTCCACGAAAGAGCGAAATTTACTAAGCAAAAGAGTTTACAGCTCCTTTTTTGTTTAGTAATATGCGCCCATACCAAACCAAGTAACCCGATAAAGTAACTTAATAAGGTAACACATTATGCAAAAAAATACAGCAACATCTACCGCCAAAGATTGGCATCGCGCAGATGTTACCGCTGCTTTAAAAAAGGTTGGGTGGTCGGTTCGTGCTTTATCAAGAGCACATGGGCTGCATCCTGACACGTTAAGCGCAGCGCTAATTCGCCCTTATCCCAAAGGCGAGAAAATTATTGCTGATGCTTTGGGCTTAACACCGCAAGACATCTGGCCGGAACGCGAAGCAAGACGAAATTTTCAACCCATACTGCATCGTGCACAGCCTGCTATTTAGCAGCTTCACACGAATTTTAAGAAAGTTATTCAAATGAATACGTTATTTAGTTCACAAGAATTGCTGGAAATGGAACTGTCTATGCTACCCAAATCCAAGCAAGGAATTGATTACCGTGCTAAGTCAGGGCAATGGGCTTTTGAATATGTTGCAGGCAAAGGGCGTGGCGGAAAAGTAAAGAAATATTTATTTTCCAGCCTGCCCCCCGCAGTCCAACAAGCCATTCTCCAAAAACAAACCGCCGAGCTTCTTTCCCAAGTCCGGCAGCCTGAAAGCACTTTTCCCGCGCCAAAAGAAGCACAGCTTCCCTTGTTGCAGGAAGACAACACATCAGCGCTTAATGCACTTACCCAAAAGCAAAAAAACTGCGCTGCTGCACGTTGCGCCATTGTCCAAGACATTTTGCATACTGGTAACGCGCTTAGTTTATCACGCAAACGTGCGGTTGCCTACTTTTTGGAGCAGCTGCACGCGGGCACGCTGCCCGAGCGGTTAAGCCGTTTGGTGGGCATTGCCAACGCCCGCAACAATGCGCGGCGCATGGTGAGCCCGCGCACGCTGGCAAGCTGGGTGGATGCTTATGTGCAGGCGGATAAGGATGCCAACCGCCGTTTGCTGGCGTTATCGCCCGCCACTACCAAGCTGGAACGCTCGCCTTTTGCGGAAGGCTGGCTGCCGCGGTTTGTGAAATGGCATAAAACGCCGCAAAAGCCCGCGCTGGTGCACAGCTATGAGCGCTTTAAGGCGCAATGGCTGGCTGACGGGCTGCCGGCCAACGAGCTGCCGAGCCTGCGCAAGGTGCATCGGGTATGGAACAAGCTGCCCAAAACCTTCCGCGAGCAGGGGCGCAGCACAGGGCAGGCGTATTTGACGCTGCTGCCTTATGTGAAGCGCGATTGGCATGTGTTGCAGCCCAATCAGGTGTGGATTGTGGACGGGCATAGCTTTAAGGCGCGGGTGAAACACCGCGACCATGGGCAGCCTTATGTGCCGGAGATTACGTTGGTGGTGGACGGCTGCACGCGCAAGATTTTGGGATTTAGCATCACCACGGGGGAAAGCAGCAAAGCGGTTGCTGATGCGTTGCGCATGGCGTTGAAGCATGGGGGGCTGCCGGTGTTGATATACAGCGATAACGGCAAGGGCGAGACGGGGCGCGATATTACGGGGGAACTGACTGGCTTTTGTCCACGCTTGGATATTGAGCATAAAACGGGCACACCCGGGCGGGCGCAGGGGCGCGGGATTATTGAGGGCTTGTGGGATATTACGCTGATTAAGCAAGCCAAAACCTATGCCAGCTATCACGGCAAGGATATGGACAAAAGCGCGGGGCATTTGATGTATCGCAAAACCAATAGCTGGGCGAATGCCGAGATGAAGGGCAAGGCTTTGAGCGATGAGCAACGGCGATACCAAAGCAAAATGCCCAGTTTCCAGCAGTTTTTTGCCGATTTGCTGGCGGTGCTGGACGAATACAACGCCAAACCGCACAGCGCACACCCGAAAAAACCCGACGGCACGCATTACAGCCCGAACGAATATTGGGATTACCGCATGGCGCAGCTGCCGATTGAGCAACGCCCCGAGCAGATTAGTGAAGAGGAAATGCGGCTACTGGAGCGCAGCATGGAAGCGCGCACGGTGCAACGCGGTTGGATACAGTTTAACCACGCCGGCTATTTCAGCACTGCGCTTGCGCCGTATGACGGGCAAAAGCTGCTGATTGCTTACGATTGGGACGATGCCAGCCATATTGAGGTGTATCAGCCCGATGGGCGGTTTGTGTGCACCGCGCAATTAAACGGCAACACCCGCGCCGCGTTTGAAAACGTGGACAGCATGGCGGATACGCAGCGCAAAAAACGCGTTGCCAAGCAGATTACGCGCAAAAACAACCAAATCCAGCGGCTGCAAATGGATATTAACGGCGGCAATGTGATTGAAAACACGCCTGATTTTGCCCAGATTTTGCCGAGCGAGCCTGTGCCAGCGAATGAGCATGAGTTTGATGTGTGGAATGGGGTGGATTGGCGCGATGATGAAGAGAGTGCGCCTGCTAAGAAACAGTATTTTAATTTTGGATAGAAAAGGGAAAAAACCATGAAATTACAACAACGATTGGCGCAGTTTATGCAGGCGCACAATGTGTCGCAAAACCAAGTTGCCAAGGGGATTGGTAAAAGCGCGGCAGCGGTGAACCAATGGCTGCAAGGCAAGTATGCGGGCGACAACGATGCGTTGGAACAGCTGATTGGCGCTTATTTGAGCCGCGAACAAGGACGCTTGGCAGTTAGCCGCTTGGCAAAGCAATGGGTGGAAACCGCCACCGCCAAGCGCATGCTGGGGCTGCTGACCGCCGCGCACCGCGACCGCGAAAACGCCTTGCTGTATGGGCAGGCAGGCATGGGCAAAACCACCGCGCTGCGCCATTACGCCGCCGAGCATCCTGATGTGGTGTTGATTGAAGCGATGCCGACTTATACGCCTGCGGTGGTGTTGAAAACGATAGCGAAAAAGTTGAGCTTGCCCGTTTCAGGCAGCCTGAATGATTTGAACGAAGCGATTTTAAGCCGATTGAGCGACAGCGGGCGCATGATTGTGGTGGATGAAGCGGAGAACCTTTCCACCAAATCGCTGGAAATCTTGCGCCGCCTGCACGACAACGCCGATGTGGGCTTGGTGCTGGCAGGGATGCCGCGCTTGCGCAGCAACCTAATGGGGCGACATGGCGAGCTGGCGCAACTGTTTAGCCGCGTGGGCTATGTGTTGGAACTGCCCGAAAGCATGGCGGATAAGGAGTTGGCGCAAATTTGCCAACACACGCTGCCTGAATTGAGTGAGGTGTTGAGCAATAAGATGGTGCAACGTGCTAATGGCAGCCCGCGCCGCTTGTGGAAAATGATGACGATTGCCGACCGCACCAGCAAAGAAACAGGCGATGCGATTAATGCCGATATGTTGGAGCAGCTGGATAAGATGCTGTTGAAAAATTGAGGGCGTGCGGTGAGACGCAATCCCCTAAAAGCAAAGGCGAATAATTTTTTTGCCTTGTGAATTTTGTAACTATTTGATTTAAAAGGAAATACAAAAATGAACAACGATTATTTGCTGCGCGGATTTTGGCGCGATATGGCGATGCTGGCGGCGGGAATGACCGCAGGCGCGATGATGACGGCGGCGGTTTCGCACGCGCAACCGCCTGTGCTCCAGCCCGCCGTGGCGGTGGAGAAAAACTGCGATGCGCTGTGGAACACGCCGTATGCGGATTTAAACGCGGCAGAGCAGGAGGCGCGCTATCAATGCGATGAGGCGGAAGCGTTGGTGGATAGATGGGCGGCAGCGAGTGGGGAGGAACAGCCATGATACGTTACACCCTTTACCTGCCTAGTGATACGCACGAGCCTTTGCCAATTGGCACGATTGAGCACCGCCCCGCCAGTAACCAAGCTGTGTTGCGGCTGGATGGTAGCAAAGAAAAAACGTTTTACAGCGTGGCGGCAGCGATGAAAAGCGTGCGAAACCAATATCCCGGCGCGTTTTTGGAGGACGGCGAATGAACATTGTTAAAGAGTACAGCTTGGAAATCCGTATCACACGGCAGGATAACAAATTCGGCTGCGACATCACCACCTACAACGGCGAATTGCTGTATGGCGTTATCCCCGAATACAGCCATGAAAACGATGCCGTCTATGCCGCGCTGCATGCCTTGGCAATGCAAAACAATTTTTCAGGCTGCCTGAAAGAAGCAGAGTGTGCAGCATGAAGCTCAACATAAGTTTAAAAAGCACATGGCGGCTGGCGCGCACAGAGGAACGCGCCCAGATGGTGTTATATGCGCTGCTGATAATGCTTAACGGCGGGCTTGTTATCGGGATGACGGTTGACAGCCAACGCGATGTCGTCTTGTTGCTCGCCTGCCTGCTAACCATGTTTGCCGCCGCCAACGGCTTGCAAGTGATCCGCCGCGATATCGTTATCCGCCTACTCACCGTTGCCTTGCGGCGCAAAGGGGCGCAGCCATGAGCGCCGAAGAGCTGGAAACCGAACTGCGCTACGCCCGCATCGCCATCTGGACGGTGGCGCAGATGGGCGGCGAGAGTGCCAAGCTGCTGATGCAGTATATCGGCTGGTTTGCCCCACCTAACGGCAAATTGAGCTTTGGCGAGATTTACCAGCATTTATGCGCCGTGCAAGCGATGTTTAACGACAGCACGGCAACGCAATGGCAGGCAGCCTTGCGGCAGATGTTGGCGGATAAGGCTGCAGGCAGCCTGAAAACGCCGCTCACCGACTATTTGGCGTTGGAAGATTATTTAGCCGCCGCGCGGGCGCAGCAAGATGATGGGCAACCTGAAAATCAGTTTGAAGCCGATGGGCCCAGCCCATCGCCCGCGCCCCATGCCGTAAACAGCAGCTATCCCGATGGCACACAGCTTGTTCCCAAGCCCACACCGCCGCCTGCTGCCGCGCCGCCCAGTGCAGCACAAAAAGCCAAAGCGCATGAATTGTGCCTAGCGATGAAACAAGCCTGCCGCGCACGCGGGGCAGCCTGAAAAGCAAAAACCGATTTTTTAACCCTGCGGCAAGCAAGCCTTGTCGCCAAGCAACAAAAGGAAATAGCCATGACTATTGATTTGAGCCAATACAAAACCGATGCCAAGGGTAATTTAATCCCACTCGAAAACATTAAAGAGCTGGATTTGGCACGCGACGATTTGGTGCATGAAATCTTTGCCGCCGTGCAGCCTGCGGTGGACGCGCTGGATAGCGCCAAGCAACGCGCCATTGCCGATGTGCGCGCCTTTGTGGAGCTGTCGGCAGAAAAATACGGCGTGAAGCCCAGCAAAAAGGGCAATATCACGATCACCAGCTTTGACGGCAAATTGCGCGTGAACGTTGCCATGAAAGACGTGATGATGTTTGACGAGCGCCTTGCCGCCGCCAAAGCGCTGATAGACGAATGCCTGACCGAATGGACACAAGACAGCCGCTCGGAATTGCGCGTGATTGTGCAGCAGGCGTTTGACGTGGATAAAGACGGGCACATCAGCACCGCCAAGGTATTGAGCCTGCGCAGCCTGAAAATTGAGGACGAGAAATGGCAACGCGCCATGCAAGCCTTGGGCGACAGCTTGCACACGCTGGCGACGCGCGAATATGTGCGCCTTTATCGGCGCGATGAGCGCACGGGCGAATGGGCGCTGGTGAACACGGATAGGAGGGGATGATGGGCAGCAAAGTGCAATTGGCAGTAACGTCCAACCGCATGGAGTGCGACGCTTTGGCAAGTGATGTGCGCGTGCTGGATATATTGAACGTGTGCAATCTGGCGCTGGCGGGCTTGCCTGCGCTGGTGGATTTAATCCGCCAAGGCGCGCCGCTCAAAAGCCTGCCGCAGATGTGTGCATCGGCAAAGCGGCAGCTGCTGGCAGCGCAGGAAGCGGCAAAAGACGAGCCCGAATTGCAGGATGAGGTGAAGCGAACCCTGCAGCAGCTTGAAATAGCAGCGGCGTTTGCCGAGAGTGAGATTAGTGTTAAACATTAACAGGAGTAAAAAAATGAATGAGCAAGAAATGAAAGTGATTGCCGATTTTTTATCGTGCTACGACCTATGGGGCGCATTACGCGATTTTTGCTTATGCGTAGATGTTGAATTAGAAGCAGCCGTTTTTGAAAAATTGGAGCAAGTAAAATGAAACCCGTGATTTTATTATCTGCCCTGCTGTTGCTGGCAGGCTGCCGCACAGAGGAAGAGACGGAAGCGGCAAAACAAGAGTGGCTGCACGATGTTACCCTTGTGCGCCAAATTGACGGCTGCAACGTGTATGAGTTTCGCGAACGCTACACCGTCTATTTTTCCGATTGCAGAGGGCAAACGAGCTATGAGCAAAGCGGTGGAAAACGCGCAGCGCAGCATCGGCAAACGCTGAATGCGGGGCAAGATAATCAACCCAAACAGGAACAGAAAAAATGAAAACCATCATTGAAATTGAACTGTTAGACGGTGGCATAGCCGTAAATTTGGAGTCCGACCAACCGCTGCCCAAAACGGCGAAAGATGAAACCAATGTTACGCAGGACATTGCTATTATTGCGCTGGCGTATATCAGGCAAGAAATGGAAGGAGTTTTAGGCAAGCCTGTGAAAGTAACTGTGCCTTGGGAGCAAAGCCCATGAACCGCTGCATTAAAAAAGAAGGCAACCAATGGCTGGGCTACGAGCTGCTGCCGCCCTTGCATTATTACAGGCGTTACCACCAGCCGCGCCGCCGCTTGATGGCGCAATTTGATAACTTGGCGGATGCCGTCGCATGGCTGGACAGCGCGGCAGCCTGAAAACAAACAAGGGGCGGGCGGATACCCGCCCCGCAAACGGGAGAGTGAAATGGCAAACGAGCAAAACCGCCGCCGCGGCATGATTGCCAAGATTAAGGTGGCGCAAAAGCAGCTGGGCATGGAGGATGATGTGTACCGCGATGTGCTGGCAGCGACCACGGGGCTGCGCAGCTGCAAGGACATGGAGGTTTGGCAGTTGGAGCGGGTGTTGCAAAAGCTGGAGCGGCTGGGTTTTGCGCCCACGCGCAGCAAGCCCGAGCGGCAGCCGCTGCATTTGGCGGAGCATACACCGATGATAAACAAAATCGGCGCGATGCTGCACCAAAGCGGCAAAAGCTGGGCATACGCGCACGGCATCGCGCGCAAGATGTTTGGCGTGGAGATGGTGCAGCGCTGCGACGGCGAACAGATGCGCAAGGTGCTGGCGGCGCTGAATTATCAGGCGAAGCGCGAGGCGCACAAGGCAGCCTGAAACAGACAAGGCGGGCAAAAAAAAGCCCGCGCATCGGGCGCAGGCGTATTCAAAAAAAACAGTATCAATTTGAATTTTAACACAGAATACGGAGCGTTGGATGCAAAAAGACGATTGGGATTGTTTGCCCGAAAGCATGCAGCAGATTGCGGAGGTAATCGGGCTGGACGGGGCGGAAAAATTGGTGCGCTCGATTGGCGGGGCGCGGTTTAAGTTCGGCAAGGGGCGGCACAACACCGCGCGGATGAAGCTGCTGCGCCAAGCGGTGGGCAAGGTGGGCGCGGACAAGCTGGCGGCGGTGTTCGGCGGGGACGAGCTGTATATCCCGCGCTGCACGGTGCAGCTGCGCAAGGTGCGCAATCGGCGGTTTCGGGCGGCGTTTATGGCTTTGACCGATGGCGGCAAAACCAGCAAGGCGATGGCTTTAACCGAGCTTTGCCCGCAATTTGGGCTGTCGCACCGCACGGCGGATAAGATTTTGGCGGAGCGGGAGGAGGTGGCGGTGCAGGGGGCGTTGTTTGATTGAAGAGTATTTAAAAACCGTTTAACGTGGCAGCGCGTTGGGCGGTTTTTTGCTATGACAAAATAGGCGTGAAATAAATAGGCAGCCTGAAACCTTGCTTGGGGTTTCAGGCTGCCTTTTTGCGTGGGGCGAAGCCTTGCGTCTGACTGGTGCGGCTGCGGTTTGGGCATGATGGCAACCTACTGAAACCATCATTAAACCATCATTAAACCCTAAAAGGAATAAGCATGAATACACAACCTTCCGAACTGGCATGGCTTGCCATCGCCCGCCGCGAAATCGGCACGCGCGAAATCGCAGGCAAGCAGCACAACAGCAAAATCACCAACTGGCTGATTGCGCTGGGAGCATGGTGGCGGGACGACGAAACGCCGTGGTGCGGCACGTTTGTTGCCCATTGCGCCCGCGAAGCCAAACGCGCCCTGCCACAGCATTGGTATCGCGCCAAAGACTGGCTGAACACAGGCACGCGCTTGGAGCGCCCTGCCTATGGCTGCGTAGTCGTTTTTGACCGCGCGGGCGGCGGGCATGTGGGCTTTGTGGTGGGCAAGGATAAGCAGGGCAATTTGATGGTGCTGGGCGGCAATCAGGGCAATGCGGTGAACATTAAGCCGTTTTCGCCTAGCCGCGTGGCGGGTTATGTGTGGCTGGATTGGGCGGATGGGCGCAAATCTGCACCCAAGCCTGAACGTTTTGAGTTGCCGCTGTTGGACAGCAATGGGCAGGTTTCGCGCGATGAGCGTTAAGGAGGCAGCCTGAAATGAAACGGTATGCAACTTTGGTAAGAGCTGTGTTGGCGTTAAGTATTGTTCAGCAGCCTGAAATAGCCACAACAAAATTGCGTCGCCTACACCTGCCCAGCAACGTTGCCATTCGCAAGCATCGGCATAGCGGCGTAGCCGCCGTGCGGCGGGCTAAACGCAAGGGGAAACGATAATGCAAACCCATGAACTGATTGCCGTTGCGCTGGTGGGTTTATCCAAGGTGGCGGTGGTGTACATCGCTTACTTGGCGGCGCGGGAGCATATCTTGCACGCGGGCTGGTTTGTGTTTTTTGCGATTGTGTATGGGCTATCAGGTTTTAGAACAGGAGCAAGCGAATGAAAGTGTTGAAATGGCTACTGGGCTTAATCGCCAACCCCGCCACAGGACAAATCAGCCACACCAAGCTGTGGGCAAATATTACCGCTGCCTGCATGACCTACAAATT